CCATTACATTCATTTATAAAAAATTCACTACAAAAATTAGAATGAAGAATGTACATCGTTCGCGTGAGAAACGTCTACATTCCCTTAATCCTAGGGAGAAGATGATCTTATTGTACTACTTTGTTAATGGGACAAATACACAACTATTAGCTTTTAATGACGGGACAGTGAGGGAATTAGAAGGATATATGATAATACAAAGAACATCCCAAGTAAGCCAAGCTGGAATGAACTTTCCATATAATTTGAACCCATGGGCGAGAGAGTATCTTAATGAACATCCAGAACTGCTGGATATAGACGAGGAAGAAGCAGTTTTGATCAAGCGTGAATTAGAAAGGGATAGTTGGCCGTGGTGAAGTTATAAAATTAACTTAACACTAAGAATCAGCACCTGAATATATATGGGTGCTTTTTTGCTATAAAACAAAGAAATAAAGGAAATAAAGGCAGATTTAAGGGGAGCATGTTCTAGTGCTTCCGATTGCCGGAACATGAACAGAAAACGTCGTGGCGGTACCGTAGAATCGCTCTACGAGCGTGTTATGGATGCACATATAGGAAACCAACTCAACTCAAAAATATAGCACAGGAAAACTCTTTGTGCTATTCTAGTAAAAAACATGTGTGCCACCGGTATAGGTTCGATTCCTATGCTCTCCGGATTTTTAACTCATCTCACAACCAATTGGTTCCTAGGAAGCTTGGTTTCAGGGCTTATAGGAGCTGCTTTGGGTGACTGGTTCACTTCTTTGAAACAGAAAGGATTGATGTCGATGAGTACAATCATTATCTCGCTGTCCCTGGTGGCTTGCGGAGAGTTGGTGTAATGGTAGCACGGGTTTTCATAGCTAAGACCTAGGGGCAGCCCCAAAAAATCTTTAAGTCATCTCATGAGAGATGGCTTTTTTTATTGTAAATAGGGGGTATTAATCGTGGAAATAAGAGTATTACCGATAGATAAAATCAAAGCAGCAGCCTACAATCCTCGTGTCGACCTGCAGCCAGGCGATCCAGAATACGAAAAGCTGCGCCGCAGTATTGAGGAGTTCGGATACATTGACCCGATCGTCTGGAATGAGCGGACTGGAAATATGGTCGGCGGTCATCAGCGGTACAAGATCCTTGTCAACGAGCTGGGTCGCGAAGAGGTAGAGGTATCGGTCGTTGACCTAGACGAGACACAGGAGCGGCTTCTAAACCTTACACTGAACAAGGTAGAAGGTCGATGGGATGATGAAGCACTGGCACGCCTTCTTGAAGAGCTCCAAGCAGAAGCAGCAGACCTTGGACTTACGGGCTTTGATGCCGATGAAATAGAAAGCCTTATTGAAGAATTCACAGAGCCGCTAGAGGATCAGCTCGGCGACTTTGAGAATCGAGAACTGGATACGAATGAATTCGACGAATCCCAATTCGGGTGCAAATGCCCGCGTTGTGGATTCGTTTTTGATTCTGAGGGTGAGTAGATATGCCAGCATGGGATTGGAGTTTGAAAGATATTGATGCCGTAAATAAGCACGGGAGAACGGTGTTCAGCTGCTTCTCCTGCGGCGGCGGCTCGACGATGGGCTATAAGCTTGCAGGATACACGGTGCTGGGGAATGTGGAGATTGATCCCCAGATGATGCGGATTTATCGGCAGAATCATAATCCTAAGCATCCCTTTATGATGCCGATTCAGGATTTCAAGGCACTGCCCAATGATGAGCTGCCGGCGGAATTGTTCGACTTGGACATATTGGATGGTTCGCCGCCATGCAGCGTATTTTCCACCGCAGGTTCCAGAGAAAAGAAGTGGGGCGGTGAGTTTGCATTTCGAGAGGGGCAAGCCGTTCAGCGGCTGGATGATCTCTTTTTCGACTTTTTAGACGTAGCAGAAAAGCTTCAGCCTAAAGTCATTGTTGCTGAAAATGTCAAAGGGATGATCATAGGAAAGGCACGAGGCTATGTCAGCATGGTTCTGTCGCGTTTCCAAGAACTTGGTTACCGACCACAGTTGTTCCTTCTGAATTCGGCTACGATGGGCGTACCGCAGAAAAGGGAGCGGATCTTCTTTATTGCTTCGCGGAATGATATACCTTTCCCACGGTTGCAGCTCGAATTCAATGAGCCGCCAGTTCTTTATAGGGACATTCGTGACGGGGAAGGGGCACCTTTAAACCATAACACTAGGACGTTCCAACGGTGGCAGAAGCGACGTCCAAGGGATCTTAACATGGGTGATGTGACGGAGAGAGAAGAGGGCAAGAACAGTAATTTCAATACAATACTGGTCAAGGAGCAAAAGGTGCCGAATACAATTGCGAGCTCGTCTGTGTTCGTGCGGACTGATGCCCCACAACAGATTAGTGATTCGGACGTTATTCGGATTCAGACATTCCCACGGGACTATGATTTCATGGATGCGGATGTCCAATATGTCTGCGGCATGAGCGTCCCTCCATTGATGATGAAGGGGATTGCATCCGAGATCTACAAGCAATGGTTTAGTAAATAAAAAAGAGGGCGCATCAACGCCCTCTTACCCAGTCAGGTTCCCCCGACTGAGATAGTGGAAACCCGTGGCCACGGAAGCGAAAGCCACTATCTCGCCACCAATTTTAACGGAAAATTGAGGGGAACACAATGGGAACAGAATATGAACACGATGTATTGATGCAGCATGAGCTGGCCGTCATGGAAGGGATCTTGGAATCAAAGGAACAGTACCGCAAGATTGTTAAAGCGGGGATTGCTCGTTGGGTTAAGGACTTCCAAGACGGCCGAATTGAGATTAAGACAGTGGATGACTTAAAGAAGCTTATTGAAATAGATATTGAGTTGCAAAAAGACGAGCTCTGATTAGCTCGTCTTATCTCTTGTTTCAATACCCTGTCGCTTACCTTCAGGTAGTTTTTGAAACAAAACGTTTATTCTCTTTTTTCGGGAAATTCTTTCTTCGATTATGAAGTTAATTAATTCAAACAATTGCAGCGCTGTTTCTTGGTCGTCTCGGAGATCTAGTTCACCTGGATGTACTGATTCATTTCCAATCACGCGTACTATGTCTAAGGCTTGCTGGACTTCTACTGGTAATCCTTTGCTTACTAGGGAACCTATATCCTTATTAATGTCGTTACCTGACTCCCCTAGTTCTTTCATAAGTTTTTGAATGCAGAGTCTAAGTAAAGCAGCTGCTCCCCTTGGGGATCGGTTGACAATATCTCTTGCTTCATTGTAGTCACTAATTATCGATTCAGGTATATCGGGATGAGGCATTGGTGCATTTGTGGCTAATGGATGAATCATTTTCCCATTCAGCCAGTATGTTATTTCTCCGCAGTGATCACAGATACAGACTTTTAGAAAAAAGCTAACATCCCAATCTTTGGTTTTATCGTTAAAGTATTTCGTTGTACCCCAATGTTGCATTGCTTTAACGTCACAATAAGGGCAATAAAAGGATGAGACTTCAAATGCGGGAGGATAGTGTTCAGTACCCATAGAATCAACTTCCTTTTCATTTTTTTTGTAATGACAATATTCGTCATTATTTTTCCAAGTCCTTTAATATTTTTATGGAGGTGGGGTGATATGTAGTGGCTAGAGAGCGAAGTCCGCAGCGTGACGAAGCCATGAAGATGTGGCTGGACAGCAGCGGCAAAATGAAGCTGAAGGACATTGCTGCAGCTCTTGGACTCGGTGAGACGCAGATCCGAAAATGGAAGAGTGTAGACCGTTGGTCGGATGCTCTGAATAGTAACGTTACCAATGATTCGAATAGTAACGTTACCAAACGAAGGGGAGCGCCCAAAGGTAACAGGAACGCTGTGGGCAACAGCGGCGGCGCTCCGTTGGGAAATCAGAATGCCAAGGGAAACCGTGGCGGGACGGGCGGCCCATATCGAAATAAGAAAGCATTGAAGCATGGTATGTACGAGACGATTTTCATGGATGCCTTGGAACCAGATGAACAGGAACTGCTTAATCACATTGATACAACCCCACTTGTACAGCTTGAGGAACAGCTTCGCATGCTTACTCTTCAGGAACGACGCCATATGAAGCGGGTGAAACTTCTGGAGCAAGGCTTGAGTGACGAAGAGCGCAAGGTCAAAGAGGAGCTTATGCAGCGGAAGGACATGGTGCCTTACGTCAGCCCCAAGAGTGGGAAACAGATACAGGTTCCTGTCCAAACCGAAGGATTGAAGGTCACTGAGATTACGACTGTCGTTACATCAAAATTGGACAAGATCCTTAAGCAAGAAGAAGCACTAGTTAAGACGAGGGACAAGAAACTCCGTGTAATAAACTCGATTGCACACTTGAAGCAAGAGGAAGAGAAGCTGGCGATTGCCCGTGAACGTCTTGAACTGGATAAAATCAAAGCCTTGGGGTATGGCGAAGGGGAGGAGGACAACGATG